TTCTTTGAAAAAGTAAAAAAAGAGGCTTTAGACTCTTTACCAGATGAGATTAAATATCTGGCTGATGGGTATATGAAAGGTATTCCTCTTAATGACTTGATTAATTCTAAAGCTCGTGAAGAAAGCTTTGAAACTATCAATGATGAAAACCTGAAAGAAGATGAAAATCTTCAGGAAGAACTTGTAAGTCAATGGCTTGCTTTACAAGACCACGATCAGGAAGAAATTAAAGAGAAAATTGAGTCTTATAAAGATGGTTTACTTCTTGAAAAAGAAGCTAAAGTAGCTCTTAAAAAACTAAAGAAATACGAACAATCTTATCAGCAACAACTTGCTGCTCAAGCTGAAGAGCAACAAAAGATGGCTCAAAGACAATATGAAGAGCAACTTAATCAGTTGAAGAAAGATATTGAATCAACTGAAAGTTTTATTCCTGGTGTGCCTATGCAAAAACAGGATAAAGAAAGACTCTTTATGGCTATTACAAGACGTGATAGAAATGGTCGTACAGAGCTTGAGAATAAGATGGCTACTAAAGAAATGCAACTAGCAGTTGCTCAGTTTGTCCTTCAGTTAGAAGGTAAACTGGAAACAGTAGAAAGAAAAGCTTATACTAAAGCTGCTCAGAATACTAAGAAAGTAGTTAATACTTATTCTGAAGATAGTAAAGGTAAAAAAATAGATATGTCTGTAGTACGTAAAGCTATTGATCAATCTAAAAAACAATACAAATTCTAATTTATAATTAAACTTTAATTAAATGAGCGCAACACAAAAACTCAATTCCTTGCAGGTGAGTTATGCCAAATCATGGGCAGGACTTACTACAGAGAACCACTTGTATGCGATTTACCAAAATGACGTACAACTTGCTTCAGATATTGTAACTGAAGTATTTAACCGTATGGGATATATTGGTCTGGATTCTTTCCTTTCCAAATACCCTACTAAATTGTTTGATCATGACGGTGAATACAAGTGGATGCTCAAAGGTGATAGCCGTCGTGCTATTCCTATTGTATCTTACTCAGCTACCAATGCAGCAACACCTGGTATTGGAAAGACTACATTTGAAATTACTCTTACTGAGAAATTCTTTGTAGGTTCTGACTACATTGCATTTGATGATGTAGAACATGGTGTACGCATTGAGGATGATGGTCGTCCTGATGGTACTAACTGGGTATTTACTGTACGTCATATGCGTGCAGATGCATCTTATTTTGTACCTACCGAGCTTCTTCGTGCAGGTCGTAAGGTAGCTAAACTTTACAACGTAGTAACTAACACTCTGAATGACCAATATGGTGAGACTCAGTTTAGTTCTATGTTTGAAATGCGTAACCAGTTTTCTACTCTTTCTAAGAAGTATGTAGTTCCTGGTAATATGCAAGACCGTCCTTTGCTTATCAAGATGACAGGTTCAGAAGGTAAATCTGTTACTGTTTGGACTAAATGGCAAGAGATGGAGTTTAATTTCCAATGGCAGAAAGAAAAGGCTAACCAACTTATGTATTCTACTATTAATCAGAATATGGATGGTACCTTTACTCAGAAGGCTCCTAATGGTTTCCCTATTAAACAAGGTGCTGGTCTGCGTGAGCAAATTTCTCCGACCTATAAATTCTACTATAACACTCTGACTCTGGATTATCTTTTGGAAGTTATGACAAACCTGTCTATTAACATCCTTCCTGAAGATGAGCGTGAATTCTTGATTCTTACAGGTGAAAGAGGAATGATTATGTTCCACAAACTTGTAGAAGATAAAATTGGTATCCTTATTCCTCTTGGAGATACTGAGCGTATTAAAGGTTCAGGTCAGAACAAAGGACTTGGAGGCCAATACAAGCAATTTATGGGACCTCAGGGTATCAAGATTACTGTAGCCCATATGCCTCAGTATGATGATCCCGTATTGCACCGTATGGAAGCTCCGGATGGTGGTTACACTGAGAACTATCGTATGACTATCTTTAACATTGGTACTACTAATGGTGAGCCTAACATTCAGAAAGTTGCTCCTAAAGGTCGTGCTGAAGTGAAGTGGTATGTACCTGGTTCTACTACTCCGTTTGGTCCTCAAAATGGCGGCATGGGCGCATCTCCTGTAGATGGCTATGAAATGTACTGTCAGACTACTCAAGGTATTATGCTTAAAAATCCTTTGAGTGCTGCGGAACTTATTATGGATGTAACTTATTAATAAACTATAAACTTTAAAGTGATGGAGAAAAGTGCAGTTGAAACTAAAGTAAAAGAAAATACAGTGGTAAGTCCTCTTGCTAAAATATCAGGTAAATGGTTAGTGAAGCCTTGCAGAAAGTCTTGGCTTCACGCCATTAACCCTAACCATGATGGTAACACTATATTTAGTGGTGCTCAGATATGGATTGTTGCAGCAAGAAGTGCCAGTAATCCTGATGTAGTAAATACAGGTCTTACTGAAGAAGAGCGTATTGCCTTTGAGGCAGAAATGTTCCTTCAGCCTGGAGCTTTGTCACCCTATAACCTTAAGTTTTGGGCAGACAAGAAAAATACAATCAGAATTCCTAAGGACGGTCTTACCTTGGATTGTGATAATAACGTAAAGCATAAATTCTGGTTTAAAGTTTTACAGGCTTCTAAAAGAGTAGCTAAAGGTAAAGAAGATCTTGCAGTAAATTCTATTGCAGATGTCCTTCTTACTTCTGTAGAACAGGAGGCTAAATTTGACTCTGAGAAAATTAATACCAAGACTAGCTTATGTTAAATTCAGCTCTATGAGTTTGCAGGATAAGATTAACTACCTCAAAGTATTTGATGAGGGACGTTATAAGATTGATTCTACTACTAAACCTGAACTGATTGATCAGACTTTAGGTAATATTGTAGAGAATGATCCTGCACAATTCTTATCTGCATTTGACAATCCTTACTTTAAAGATTATATTCTTCTTGAAGATCTTCTTAGTAAGAATATTATTACCCGTAAAGGTGGTAGGTTCTTTATAAATGGTGGAGTAGAACTTGGGATGACTAAAGCTCAGGTTATAACCAACATGAGAGCAGAAGATTTCCAGGAAACAAAGATTGGATTAATGGCTAAACTTAAAGCTGCTAGCTAATGATAATGCCTGTTTCAGATATGCATCAGCAGTTTCTGCATTGGTATGACAAGCAGAGTAATTTCTCTGCTCCTGAAGTTACACCAGAAGAGATTGATATATATTTGAACAATGCTCAATATCAGTTCTTAAAAATACTGACTGAAAAAGGATTAGAAAAGTCTCAGGAGTGGCTTGACTATACAAAGAATATTACTTTGTCATATATAGCTACCCCTGGGGCTGTTCCTCCTGCAACTAATGCTTTGGCACTTTTAAATGCTACAACAACATCCAATAATAAACCTAGTGGATATTTTGTACATTTGCCTAAGGATAACAGCGGAAATCCTATATACAGATTAGCACTTCTTGAAGAAGCGCAAATTATGTATAATGAATGTGGTGTTTCTAAAACAGCCAGAGTACCAGTTATTCCTGTTACAAGGGATGAGTATAATAAAATAGCTGTTAATCCTTTTAAAAAACCTTGGAAAGAAGAGATAATAAGATTAACTACAAATAGTAATCTTTTTGAACTCATAGCTTTTCCAGGTGCTAGTATAACTGCATACTACTTAGACTACTTGAAAGAGCCTGGTAAAATACAATATGGTACACAATACTCTAGCCCTACAACAGATCTAAACTGTGAATTAGAAGTTAAAGCAGCTACTAAGATTGTAGAAATAGCAGTAGAACTAGCACTTAAGACAGTTGGAGATCAAAGACTTGCTCTTGAACAATATGATAAACTTGTAAAGACTATTTAAAATGCCATTATTTAACAAAATAAAAACTAAATCTAACAGGATTGCCCAGCTTGAACCAGGCACGGGTAATAACCAACCTGCTAGAGCATCTGATGTAAATCCTATCTTTGATTGGATTAACAATAGAGCAGATGTTAACACAGCTGCTAACACAGTTACTACCAGTGGTGGTACTGCTACAGCACAAACTGGTACACTCAATGCAATTAGTGGTACTATTACCTCTGCTACTCTTACTAATACTGCAAGTACAAAAACTACTATTACTGTTACAAATGCTTATTGTACAGCTAGTAGTACTGTTCTTGCAGTAATTAGTGGAGTAACTATTGGTACTGGTACTATCTTTATTCAAAGTGTTGTACCTTCCGCTGGTTCATTCCAAATTACACTAAGCAATCCTGTAGCTCTTACAGGTACTGCTTCAGTAAATATTAAATTTATTATTCTTTAATTAACCTTTAAAATTTAAAACAATGAGTGTATTAAGTGTTCAAAACTTACAAGAAACACTTGTAGGTAAAAATATCGCCCGTACAGCAAATGTACAAATTACTGATCCTAGTGCATCTGCTTATATTGCAGATGGTGAGGTAGTAGTTTTAAACAGCACTGGTGCCCCTATGACTACTTCTACTACTAATACTTATGCAGCATCTCCCTGGATTCAAATTGTACAACGCAATGGTGATAATTTAGTATTCTCTGGAAAAATTTCTGGAGATAAAGTAACTGCATACCGTGGTAAAGCTGGTGCAACTGGTCAAGAGCAAATCTATCACATTGGTTACAATGGAACTTCAGGTTCTCTTGACATTACTTCAGGTCTGGATTTTCAACTTACTGTAATTGAAAATCAAGACGACATGATGTGGTCTGAACAAAAGAAAAAGAACGTAGTATATGTACCTAACAATCTGGTTACTTCACAACTTGACCTTGCTAAGGCAATTGTTAAGAATCAAATGAAGAAGTACACTACTGATGGTTCTGCTATTACTGCTTGCATGTTAAACAGTGGAACTTCTACAGTTCTTACTGGTGCTAGTACAGTAGCTGTAACACATGGTTCTGACGTAATTGTACCAAGTGCTGCTATTACTAATAGTGGATTTGGAGCAGGTTCAATAGTTCGTATTGGAGTTACAGGTACAGCTATTAACAGTAGTGATAAAGTAGCTTGTCCTGTTTATACAGTTAAAGCTGCACATCCTACTATTGCTAATGCTTGGATTCTTGATATGCCTTATGCAGGCCCTAGTAATTCAGCATTATCTGTAAATAATATAGGATATATTGCTACAGCAGGTACATCTTGGGGTGTACGGTTTACTGGTAAAGCTCTTCCTTACCGTCGTGATTTCTTCAAATTTAAGCGTGTAGGCTTTACTCTGCAAATGAGTGGATTTGGTGCTACTGTGCTTAGCAAAACTCAAGAATCTGCTTATGGGTCTGGAGATGGTCGTTTGGTACTTGAAGAAGAATCATTCAGCAAAGGATTTGAAGGGGCACTCAACCGTATGACTGTTCCATTGCCTTTGGCTAATGAAACTTTTACAGCTGATGCTTCTACAGCTTCTACAATAAATTTAACATACCATGATGCATTTGTAAATGCTACTTTGTATTATGATTGTATTACTATTGAGCATTACGGCCAAGATTTTGCAACTGTAGTAGCATCTCCTCGTATGCCACAGCTTATTAAAATCTTTATGTACGATACAGCAGCTGGTGGTGCAGGTGCAGCTCAAGGTACAACAGATAATACTACAAAAGCTGTTCAACCTGCATTGAATACTTGGATGGCTAGTGTTCCTGGAGCATTTGCCAACGTTACTGCATTT